ATCTAAAATAACCATTGACTGTCTTTTTGATGCCGGTTTCTGCAACTGTTACAGTGATTGTTTTTACAGCTGCTGCACCATTCTCAGGCGCTGCCACCGGCAAATAATATGTTTCAACTTTGGATCCATTGCCTGCTTTTGGGAACAGCTTTCTTGCTTGTCTGTGCAAAGGTGAGCCAAAGCCAAAAACAACTCCTGCATCATCAGGGTTGCCGCTTGCAAGGTATAGTTTTGATGCGTCAACATTTTTGCCTGTTTGAGCCTGACCAATACAAACAATGATCTCAGGTCTTAAATTTGCGGCAGTTTGTTGATTTTGTTGTTTAACTGATACACTTGTTGCTGATGCTACCGCTGAGACATCAAGTGATTTAGTAATTGCCATTTTTTATCTCCTATTTTTTTATGTATTATTTTTACTTAATAGAGTCCTAATAAAAGGATCTATAAACTCATCTCTTATCTCAAGAGTTGTGTAAAACTCCTCTATTGTTTCAGCCTCAAGGTAAGATGTAGGCTCATTAAATCCAAGCTCTAATGTAATTGCCGCACCCAAGACACATACAGCGGAATTTTCATCTTCAGGTGATTTAATTCTCTGCCACTTTTTAATCACACTATGATCAACAATCCCATTTGTGCCTTTTGCCACACTAGCCTCACAATTTAGGATATTGTATAGCTGAGCTGTCAAATAACTTAACCTATCCTCAGCCACCTCATCACAAGTTTTGATGATGGTTTCTTTGCCTGACACTGTGCCTATTTCTGTTTGACCTGCAACATAATACTCAACTTGCAAATTACCGATTGCATAATTTTCATATATATCTTGCCTATCCTCAGGGAAGTCCACTTGATTAAAATATACAAACACACAAGGCATTGCCCCTGTATCCGGGAACGATAATCTTTTTGGATAAATCACAAAATCAATATCATTATCAACTTGATCCCTCGTATATCCTTGCCCCTCTGCAATTTCAATCTGCTCATCCCTGCGGTCAGCAATCATCTGACAAACAGCATCTCTCACAAGAGCCATATTCATTGGATTTATTAAGCTTTGAGTCATATTAAATACCCCCTGCATTGTTTCTTCTAACTTTGCAGCCTTTATCCTCAGGAGCAGTGGCGCTGCATTTCAATAAATACATCCCCAATGTGCGATCAATAGCAACATTTGTGATGTAATAATCAGCCTGCTCATCATTCATCATTGCCAATTTAACATTGGCAATCCAACCCTCAACAGGTTTTAGGTCTGTTACTTTAAAGAGATCATCAGCATTTATGGTAAGCTCAAAAGTATCACCAAAAAAGCCGGCGCCACCATCAACAAACTCAAAGCCTGTAAAATTGGCAAGTCCTGCAACTTCATATCCAGGATGGCTGAGATTAGGTTTTAATATAACATCCACATTTGAGCCGCCACCTTGTCTAAAGATGGCGGTTGACTTGTGGAGCTTTAAAAGCGAATTGATCATTAAAATCTCCTTTTAACAAAAATTTGCTTAAAACAAACATTAAGCAATATTGCTAAATGATACAAATGAGTCAATATCAACAGGAACATAAAGCGGTCTTGATTTTACACCTGCAAGAGTTACAGCAGATCCGCCGTTTAGCTTGTCATAAGCATAAGGTAATTGCTCAACCTCTTGAAGATTTAATTTTGATCCGCCTAACTCAGATGGAGCATTTGCATCATTAACAGCGCCATAATATCTAACAAAGTTAGGATTTTCAGGCAATAGCAAGCCTGTGCCTTTTTGCACAAATCCAACCTCTGTGCCTTCTCCTGCAAAATTATATCCAACAGGGATTTTATATTTTGCATTGTAAGTCCAAAGATTGATGATGTATCCACCAATAGAGAATTGACCATGGAATTTTGCGCCCGGTGTTTTTTCTATTGGCATCTCAATATTTGCTCTGTTGATACCATTGTTTTTATTTGAGTTTTTAATAAACTTCTCATTTGATAACAATGCAGCAGCTCCGGCATTTTCAAGAATAAGGTTAAATGTTGAAACACCGATTTTACCATCATCAAATGCAAGTTGACATCCTGCCTCTAAAAACTCGATAGGATCCGCATTTGCTGTGTTCCATTTCTCATCAGCAGCAATGGAGTGAGAAGATTTTTTGTTAAATTTAATCTCTTTACCATTTGCTAAAACAATTTTGCCGTTAAACAAACCATCAGCTGCTTGTTTTTCTTCAGCATAGCGCTGCCATCCTGAGATTACAGCTTGATGTTTGTTGCAAAGCATTGCAACTTTTGCCGCTTTTGTAACATCATCATAAACAGTCTCACCAAATTGAGCTTTGAACATATCCTCTTCGGTGATTGTTGCATAGTTGTTATACTCAGGCACTGTGTACTCATCTGCATCATAAGTGCCTGTTGATGCTCTGCGACCGCCTGTGCCTAGTTGCACATCAACAGCATAATATGGATCAATTAGCTCTTTTTGGATTTCTACTTTAATGCCTGTTAGTTGTTCTTTTCTAAAGAAGTTTGACAAAAACATTGGGCATTTTTGTTGTTTAGAAAATCCGATTTTCATTGCTTTTTTAATTAAGGTCATGATTTATCTCCTATTTTTAAAATGTAATATCTCTTTTAACCGGCTAAGCGGTTTGATTAGTTTGCATAGTCAACATGCACAAGGCGGATGCCGTTGTTTTTAAGGCTTGTTAAAACAGCCTCATTGGCTGCATCAGCAGCTTTTACAAATACAGCTTTGGCAATATCCACATCACCACACTCTAAAACTCTTGCAAGAGGATAATCAACAGCCGCATTTGTTGAGTTTTCTATGCTATGAGCAAGGATGTAAGATGGCTCAGCCTTAAAAGCCTCAACAGCAGGATCATCCCCACTTGCAGGGGTATAACCATTGTCTAAATCGGTTGAATATGCAACTAATTTGCCGCTTGCATTTAAGCCTAAAACTGTATAAGCTGCATAAGTTGTATTTGCCGGAACTGTAACAGTTGCATCAGAAAATACACCCTCTAAAATAGCATTTTTGTTGTCAATAGTTGTCATTTTGTTTATCTCCTATTTTTAATGTGATTACTTTGTATTTTTGCGGTGATTACTCAGCGCTGATACCCATTTTTGCAAGCACTTGATCTAATTGCTCTTGCTCTGCTTTTGCTTTCTCCTCAGCAGTTAGAGGTTTTGGCTGTCCGGCAGCTGCTTGAGCCTCAGGCTCATGCTCAGGCTCTTGAGGATCAACATCACCAGGGTTGCTTTTTTCCATTGCGCTAATTGTGCTTGCATTTAATCTTGAATGTAACAAGCCTGCTTGCACTTTTTGAGATGTAACATCAGAGCCATCATTGATTGCAGCAACAATGATATCTTTGTTTTCATCAATAAAGCCTATAAGAGTTGTTACTCTTTCTTTTTCATCCGCCTGACCTGCTGCTTTACCTGCGTTAAATACCTCAGCATAAACATTAGGGAATTGCGCTTTTAATTCTTCTGCATTTTTCATCTGTTTTTCTCCTTTTGGTTTTATTTCTACATTGTTTTGTGTTTGCATTTGTTGTGGTAATGCGGATGCCGTTTGAGCTTTTGCAGGCATAAGAGCAGCAATGCAATCAAGAGCTTGCATATCGCACTCTCTCTCCCTCATTTTTGCTACACATTGGCTTATCCTGTCTTTTGCAAGTGCAACAGCAACATCACGATCCTGCGCATCTCCTGATGATCCATCTGCAAAATCTTCAATCTCACCAAGTTTTGCAAGCTCTTTTTTGCCTACAAACCAGGTCTCCTCATCCATAATGCTGCGGATTTCTGCCTCAGTAAAAATGCCCTTTTCGATAAATTGCTCAGCATACAAAGCGGCTAATTTTTCCAAAAGCTCTGCATTTTTCTGCATAACCTTGTAATCACCTATTGCTAAGTTCCAAGGGTTATGCAAAACAACAATAGCATTGGGTAAAAACTTTAAGCTGCTGCCGGCAAGCATAATGTAAGCAGCCATTGAGGATGCCTGACCAACAACTTTGATATTTACTTTGCCTTTTTTGTATGTCTTAATTGCATTAAAGATTGATAAGCCGTCTGTAACATAGCCACCAGGAGAGTCAATCTCAATATCAACATCCCCGGTCAGCCTTTGCATCATATCTGCAAATTGTGTACCTACGACATCCCAACCAATTACACCTTTAATTTTAATCATTTGTTACCTCTTTGAGATTTCAAAGCCACAGCCTGTGCATTTGCCATTGATAACTTTTGAGCGGCAAATGTGGCAAATGGCAATTTTTACATCTTTTGCCTTTTTGGCAGTTTGTTTGCCTTTTGTTACAGGCGGTTGCTCAGTATCTTTGTTAAGATCTTTGCTCTCCTGTGTTAAATCAGGCTCATCACCATCAGCTTGATCATCAGATTGCTCATCAGCCCCTGTGTCATTTGATTGCTCATCTGTTGACTCATCAGCTGCATCAGCTTGCTCATCTGTTTGACCATCAGCAGACTCATCAACCTCTGACTCATCAGCTTGATCTGCACCTGCGCCTTTTTTTGCAATAGCCTCAGCAATTTTGCTTTTTAAAGTATCTACATACCAATTAGCCATCATTGCATTGTTGATGCCTGCATCTTGAGCTTGTTTAATAAGCTCATCTCTCTCAGCCTGCGGCAAATCCGCAACTTTGATTTTTTCTGTCATGTCTTTTTTCTCCTGTCTTTTTACTACTTATTTTTTAGTATCCTCTGAGTCGTTATCATTAGAGCTGCCATCCGGGATAAACAAACCCTCAAATTGCAATCCGGCATCTCTAATCTTTTTCTCCTCTGCTTTTCGTCT